ATTTGGAAACGCTGGTTTTTGAAACGTCATAAAGATTTGCAAAATAATTATTAGAAGCATAACAAAAACCCTTTTCATTTGTTAAGGCAGTTATTTCTCCATACAATAACTTTTCGTTTGCTTTTAATCGTTTTGAATATCTTACGTTCGCTGGAATGATTGCGTAGTATGATTTTTTGTTTTCCATTGGAAAAAATAACCCTATTAAATCAGCGGTAACGGGCGCTTCATCAATAGGGCATTTATTAAGATTTTTCTTGTTGCCGTTACTCAACTTGACAAATATAAATATATTTATTTATAAATTAAAACTTTCTTTTATATTATCGCAAAAAGTTCTTAATTCAACATAAATCTTTTTTAAATCATTAATATTGATATTTTCATCCTCGTATTTATGCCAAAGTAACTCAATTAATAAATCAAATTCAACCCTAGAAGATTCGCCTATATAATTATATGTTGGTGCTAAATTTTCTGGACCAGATTGCGTCCATCTTATTTTTTGATTGTCATTATCAAAATAAATATATCTATATTTCATTTTATTAGTGTTTATTTATATTTCATTTTTAAAGTATTTATTTATTGTTTCAATACATTGATCAAAATCATTGTGTACAAAAGTAACCCAATTACATTTTTCAAGCCATTTAAGCCATTTTTTTTGGTTNTCCGTAGGTTTATTGTATTTATATTTTAATTCTATTGCTAAACCGCTTTTATTTGCGTTTGGCGTAAATATTAATAAATCTGGTATTCCAGGCTTTGCACCTAAATATTTCATTTTATACTGTTCAAATGGCGTTCTTTTACCTTCATTCATTGGATGCGTAAATATAGCATCTGGATAGGCCATAGTAATGTAATTAATAACCGCCCTTTGCAGTAAATCTTCGCCTTTTAAATATTTTTCAAATGGATTTCTTTTTGCCATTTATATTTGTTTTATTTTATTTATTTCATTTATTAAATATTGCTTTGCAACTTGCAGCAATTTATATTTATAATTTAATTTTTCGTCTTTATATTCAGTAATTGTTTTTTTATTGTACAATATTTTTTCTACCTTTTTGAACTCAATATCGAACTCTTTGTCATAAGAAAGCCAATTTTCAAAATTTTTTAAAGAATGCAAAACGCTTGCGTGATCTCTATTTACTTTTTTTCCAATCCTTTCAAGTGAAAATTTTGTTGTTTTTTTTGCAAAATAAAAATAAACCGCCCTACACATTACAATATAACGATCTCTTTTATTTTCTCGAATATCAATTTCAAAATGATTATTTACTACTTGTATTATATAATTTAAATCCATATAACTACAAAATTAAAGAACCGTCATCGTTAAACTCATTCCAAATATAACCTGAAACAATACCAGTTTCAATATATATTTTCCAATCATTAAACGCCCTTTTCCAACCTTTACGACCTTGTTCAATCATTTCAGAACTTAAACCGTAAACTTCAACAGAAAACGGATAATTTGTTTCTACTGCTATAAACCTAAAATTTTCTGCTGGTAAACCAATCATATCTGAATAGAATGCAGCTTGTAAATGATAGCCATATTTATAAACATCTCTTTTAAATGCAGACGGCGAATTGTCTTGACAAGTTTTAACATCTGAAATAAAATTTTCAATCTTATTTAAAACGTCTGGCCTTATTCTTACGTCAATGTTTTTGTGTTTCTTATAGTGAGATAGTTCAATCTCGCCTTTACAATACTTTTGCGCCAAATCGTGATTTCTAAAATTTTCTAATATTTTAGTGATTTTATTGTGATCTTCAAAAGCTAAAAGCAATTTTCCTTCAGCCTTTTTTTGCTCTATTGCAAACGCCTCTTTTCCAGCCTTTGTGCGCCTATCTATTTTAGGCATAACGTGATAATCTTTATAATACAATTCAGGCTCTAGCATTGCACAATGCACCGCAGAACCTAAAGCCATCGCTGACGATTCAAAAGGTTTTTGATTTAAAAAATGGTAAACTGATTTTTTGTAAATCGTTTTTAAGCCTGAAGCACTTATTCCAGGCGATGAATGGTAAACTTCGTTAGTGTCAAATTTTGTTTTCATTTTTGTTTCTTTTAGTTTGTTTTTTCTGTTTCGCCTAGTAAATAATTATTTTGTTGCTTTACTATTTCATTTAATTTTTCCAACTCCTTCTCTAAGGATTGAATGCGATATTCTAAATACTTAATTTGTTCTATCATAATGTTTTAATTTATTTATTTTTCCAAAAGTAAAAAAATATTTTCAATTTACAAAACAATTTTAAAAAAAAATGCGATTTCTAATTTGAAACCGCACTTAAAACATAATTAAATTTTAATTAAAATGGCAAATCTGAAGGCGCAGCCTCTTCGACTTGTTTCTTTTCAGCGTCTGGCTTCCAAGTATTAACAGATACTGAAACATCTTTTCCGTAGTTGTCAGCTTGTTTTTTGTCGTTTACATTTAGTTTAATGTATTTTTTACCATTGTATTCAAAAATATGTTCCGCTGGTAAATCACTTAAATTTAAAGTGATGGCTCTAAAATCTCCGTATTGCGTGCTTACTTTTTTTCCGCTTCCGCAATAAATTGTTTCTTTTTTCTCTGTACTCATTTTTACTTATTTTAAATTAAACTTACTATTTATTTTTTCTCTATAATCTTTTTTCATTCTAAAATCTTTTATCACCTTTTCAGCTTGTTTTTTTGTAGCTTTTAAAGTTGCGTTTAGTTGTGATTCTGTTAGCCACTCCCTTTGATCTTGTTGACTTGTTTGGTTTTTAACTGCATTTTGCACCTCTTCAGCTGAAGCTATTGAAGTGTCAATTCCAATACCTAAATAACCCAACGCCCTACCTAAAGCAGATGTAAAACCATTTTCTAAAAAAGATGTTTTATTTATATAGCTTGAATCTCTATATTCCTGGGCGTGTGCTGAAACTATAATATCGCCATCACCGTCTAATATTTCAACTTTAAAAATACCTTCTTTGTCATCTAATGAAACAATTGATTCAATTATTCCCCAGTTTGTAAAAACTTCTTTATTTCTAAAGTAAATTAACCGCTCATTTACTGTAATATATTCTTTTCCTTTAATGTTTATTGTTTTCATAATTTGTCTTTTTTAAATGGTTAAATCTTTTGTGATTTGTTTTAGTTTAAAATCATTTTCCTGAAGGATTATAATTTCGCCAATTGTGAAGTTTTTAGGATTTTGTAATCGTGATTTTAAAGTTGGCATTGTGCAATCTAAAATTTTGCAAACGTCATACCGCTTTAAATTTAGGCGTTTTAATTCCGCCTTAAATAATTGTTCAAACATAATTTTTTCGTTTTTATTTATAGCAAAATTAAAAATAAATTTTCAAATAAAAAAATTTTTTTAAATAAAAAACCGCCAAAATGCAATAATTACAAGTTAGCGGCTGACAAACAAAAAAGAAAAAAAATATTCTGTTATCCTATTATTCTAATGTTTACATCCAAATCTGTATCGTCATTTGGCAAGTGAGTTTTAACATTGTATTTGTTTGATTTAATGCCAAAACTAATTTCGTCAATTATTGTACTTTGTTCGTCTTGTAAAACATCCTTCCAGTCAAACCAAATTCTATTATGCATTGACAAAGGCGTTGGATTTAACGACCTAAAAGAACCTGTATATCTTGTAACATAATTTCGATAGTCATTCATAATATTTTGACTAACTAAGTTGGTTAAAAACCCTAACTTGTCGGTTGTGCCACTTATAAAATTTCTGTCCCTTGTTCGCAGCCAACGGTCGTCATTTGCTGGTTTTTTGTATGGATAATAAATTGATTCAAACTTTTTAACTGTTGAATAACCTGTTGATCCGCTTGCTCTTTGTGTTCTAATTTTTAAATCTTTTGATACGTTTAAAGTTTCAGGATTTGTTAAATAAAATTCAGAACGTTCCTGGTAAATTCCAATATTATCAAAATACGTTGTATTATAATCTGAACTAGTTGTTGTTGTGTTATAAATATAAAATTTTATTTCTCTAGTATTAGTATCAATATCTAAACCATTACTAGAAGGGGATTTTAAATTTTGACTATAATCAACCCAGGAATTAACCTCATTTGAACTTATACTATTTATATGTTGTGCGGTTTGCCATTCTTTGGTTTCAATATTCCAAAATAAAAATTGAGGCTCAGTACCGCTTCCTATTCTAGTTGAAATTATACTATAATTTATATTATAATTTACTTTATCGTCAGCATCAACAAAAAATGAAAACCCGAATTTTGCATCATTTAAAACCAAATTTTGAACACCATCATTTCTAGTTGTGTTTATGCAGGAAAATCCAATAGAATTAGTTTCAGCATCTAAATAAATAGATTTTGCGCCTTGTTTTGTATTTACGTCAGTACTTAAAATTGCTCTATTTAAGGTAACATTCCAGCCGCTTAAACCATATTCAAAACCAGCGTTTGAATTAAAGTAAGTTCTATCTAATTGCGTTGTTGTAAATTCTCTAGTAACACTCTCGATAGGTTGTAAATATTCTCTAGATAAATTATTACTAATCGGAATTAAATCTTTAGGTGCAACTCTTAAAGTTGAAACGTTTTCGTTACCTTGAGAAACTCCTAAATAATTATATTTTTCAGCTTTTAAAAATTCAGTATCGCCTCCTTTTAATTTTAAATTTATTAATTCTCTTATATTGTCAGGCGGAGTTCCAGCAACGTTTAACGCTATAATTTCGTCTTTTACTCTTATATCAAAAACATTTGAATTTTCTACAATAAACCATTTACCTAAAGATTGGTAAATTCTCATATTATACGTTTTCAATAAAAACTCCAATTGTTCTTTTGCCGTAAATAAATCTAAATTATCAGTTAGTTCAAATTTATAGTTTGGTATTGTTTTTTGACCTGGAAATTTAGTATAAAATTTCGTTTTTTGTGTTAAATCATTTATATAGTAAACGTCTAAATTTAAATTTAAGTTATCTAAAATTAATTTTATTCGTTCGTAATCATATATAGCAGCAGATTCATCCACATCGTCATTTGCTGATATAGGCGCATCATAATCAGATAAAGAACCTAAACCATCAAAAGCGTTAAAACTAACCTTATAAGGCGTAGAAGTCATTTGCTCTTTAAAACGATCAACTACAAGCCAGCCAACCCAATAAGTGTCCCAAATAGGATATTTTTCGTCAATTATAGCATTTGAAACGCAATCTAAAGATTCAACAAATCCGTTATCGTCTTGAACTCTTTTTTCATAAAAAGTTGATAATGTATAAAAATCACCTAAAAAATTATCAATACATTCTAAGGATTCATAAAAACCAGCATCTTCTGTAATCCTATCAGCATAAGTTTGAGATTTACTTTTTGAAAATGATACTTTTACTTTATATTCTCGTTCGTCAAATTTATAGAAATCGTCATATTGTACGGTGTCCGTTACTATTAAATTAAGCTGACATCTTGAGCCTATAATCGGACTGTAAAAATCATTTTTAGAGTTCCATTTTATAACAACTGGCTCTTCAGTTCCAACCATCGGTAAAACCTCACCAGTATAATCTTTTTTTAATATTTCAACTTTTTTTCCATATCCTAAAACATCGGAAAATTCTAATCTATATTTAACGCCGTATGCCATTGTTTATTTTTAAAATATTCTGTCCGCAGTTTCGTTTGCTCGCTCAATTGCAATTAATAAGTCCTGACCGTCTAACCTTATTTGACCTCCTACATTTATATTTTGTGAGCCGCCAGTGTTACCTATTATATTTTGTAACTTGTTTAACGGCGCAATAACTTCAGGATTTGACCTCGCACCTGGATATTCACCAACCAACCCCATTGTTGGCCCTGAAACAATACCACCATCGGCGAATTTAGAAAACGATCCGCTAATTAATGCAGTTGCACCAGCAATTAAAGCTGGTAAAACAAAAGCCGCAGCTGGACCAAATGATTTTGCTGATTCTGTTGCAGAAGCGATACCACCACCCATCGCTATTTTTAAATTACTTCCTACTATTTTTAAAGCGTCTTTTGCTAAAGTTCCAACAAATGCACCAGTTGCAGATTGTGCGCCTCCAAACATATTTGTAATTGAATTACCTATTGCACCAAAAGAACTGTCAACCGCTGATCCAATTGCTCGCATTCTTGCACTCGCTTCCTCTTGAGCCAAAATAAAATCATTTAAACGTTGTTTTTTTTGTTCGTTAGTTTGTGTTTCAATTTCAGCATTTGTAGCATTATTTTGTAATACTTTATCCGTTTCTGTTAACCTTGCTACATCTTTAATTCCAGCAATTTCCATTTGATTGGTAGTAACTGCTAATTTTCTTTGCGTTAAAGCACCAGTAACAACGTCTGTAATTTTTTTTTGTTTTTCTTTTTCTTTTTCAACTTCATCTCCAGAAGATGAAGCGTCTTGTTGCGGTATATTTTCTGATTCTTGAACTGCCTTTGCGGCTGCTCTTATAGCTTTTTCTTTTTCCTCTAAAGCTGCAATTTCTTGCTTTAAATTTTCAACATTCTTTTTAACTTGACCACCATAACCATCTGCAACCCTCGCTTGCTCTTCAGCTAATTTTTTTCTTTTTTCTGCAATTTTTTGTTCTACTTGTTCAATTGTTTGAACCTGATTTAAAGCATCTTTTTGGGATTTCGTATAATTATATATAGCAACTCCTATCGCAGCAATTGCAGCTGCAACCGCTAAAATTGGATTTGCTATCATAACGGCATTTAAAGCTCTGAATCCTGTTGCTGCTAAAGATAAAACTGGCCCTAATGCAGATAATCCAGTCATTATTTTACCAAATATAATTAACAACGGCCCAGCCGCAGTTAATATTCCGCCAAATCCTAAAACTAATTTTTGTACAAAAGGCGATAAATTTTTAAAACGATCTGACATTCTTTTAATAAATTCAGATAATTTTGTAACCGCTTTAACAACCGCTGGCAATATTACAGTTCCAATTTCTAATAAAGAAGTTTTCATCGACTCCATTCCTTGTTTAAATTTGAATGATGCCGATTGTGAAGTTTTATCAAAAGCCTCGTCTGTTGCGCCTAAAGTATTGTTTAATGCTTCAAATATTTGTCTGTTTGATTCAACTCCAGCACCTGTTAAATCCAAAACCCCTTTTAACGCTCTAATATTTGGAAATATTGCAGTTGTATCCAATCCTGTTTTAATCATTGAATTTTGCAACATTTCTAATGTATCCAACAAACCTTGTTCCCTTAATGATTTCTGAACGCTATCAGTCGTCATTCCCATACTTTCCAAGGCTTGTTTGGCTTGTTCTGTTGGTTTCTTTAAAGACGCTAAAATCGCATTTAATTGCGTTGCACCTTCAGCGGCGTTTGTTCCAGTTCTAGACATTGCAGCCATAGCAGCAGCAACCTCGTTAAAACTAACACCCATATTTGACGCTATTGGAATAACGCCACCCATCGAACCAGCTAATTGACTAGCTTCTAGTTTCCCCTCACGAACCGCAGCCGTTAAAATATCTGTTGCCTCCGATGCGCTTAAATTTTCAGATCCGTAGGCATTTAATGCTGACGTAGATAAATCTGCAATTGTTTTAGTTTCACCAAGTCCAACCGCAGCAGCTTTTAAAGACGCCTCTAATACTTGCATAGCCTCCTCGCCTCTTAATCCAGCAGATGTTATAAAAAACAACGCTTCAGCAGCTTCATTTGCGCTTTTACCAGTATCAACCGCCATTCTTTTAGCTGCTTCGCCCATTTTAGAAACTTCACCAGCAGAAACACCAACTAACGATTGTATTTGAGTCATTGACTTATCAAAGTCTAAAGCTAGTTTTGTAGCAGCAGTTCCAGCAGCAACCAAAGGCAAAGTTAATTTTGTTGATAAACTTTTTCCAACTCCTTGCATTTTTGATCCAAATGCAGATAGTTTAGAACTCGCAGAACTTAAAGCATTGTTTAGCTTTGAACTGTCCCCTGTTAAATTAACTTTTAATTCCTGTTGCGCCATAATTAAATAAATGTAGTTAGACAAAAATACAAAAAAAAAGACGCTTTTATTTAAACGTCTTTTTAGCTATCATTGAATTATATTTTTCCAAAAACGCCTTCATTTCTTTTGGAGTTGATTTTGGCTCTGATCTTTTCTTTTTTCTAGCATTATCAACTGGCAAAGAAAATAATTGTTCTGGTTTTAACATTTGCGACTTTTTTTGACAATTTACATTGTGAATCATAGTTGCAATATATCTTGTTTGTTCCCAGTTTAAATTAACCTTGTTGTGATACGATTCAGCTAATAAACCGTTTTCCCTCCAGGTTTGCCGCCAAAAATTATCTGGTGATATTCCTATCATTCCAATATAATAATCGGTTAATTTTTCAAAGTTTATTTTTTCTTTGACGGCTGGACCTTTGCGTTTTTTGGTTCGCCACCATTTAAAGAGTTTCCTAAAATTTTAGATTGTAGCATTGTTTCAACAATTTGATTAATTGTTTCCGCATCAATATCGTCTAACCAAGTACCAACAGAATATAAATTGTAATCTACTTCGTTGTTGTTTTCTAAATCGTTAGCCAATACCGCAGAATAAATTAACGCACGCAATCCATTTAACGAAACGCCTGACTCAAAAACAGATCCGATTTCTTGAAGTGATATGCCCATTTGTTCGGTAAATTCCGCCCAAAAGTTCATAGAAAAATGTAAGGTTTTCTTTTTGCCGTTTACAGTTATATCAATATAACCTCTTTTTTTGTTTGTCATTTTTAAAAGATTTTATTATTAGTAAAAAAAAAGCCACCGCCTTAAATAGACGGCGACTCTTATATTTTAAAAAGCTTAATTAATTAAGCGTTTGTTGATTTTGTGATTGCCCCAGTAATCGTAATTGATCCTGAATAAGAAACCGCAGATTCCATCTCAGCAGACATTTCTACACTAGATAAAAACCCTTCAGCAGTATAAATTGCATCGCCAGATTCTGAAGTTCCGAAAATACAAGTTAATTTAGTTCTAGCTAAAAGAAAATCAGCCATTTCAATAGCGTTTGCAGAATCGTCATAAGCAATTAAACCTTCAAATGATATTTCGCCTCCTTTAACGCCTCCAATGTACTCTGAAAATCCGTTTGAATCTTTTGTTGTAGCTTCAGGCGTATCCATTGATAATGATAAAGAACAACTTGTTGTGTGTCCTACTGTTGCGCCTTCAACTTGTAAAATTAAGTCTGTACCGTTAAATACTCCCGTTGTAGCCATTTATATAAATTTTTTAATGTTATTTAATTTTTTGTAAATATACAAATATTTATTTATTTAATTTATTCTGAAAATTTATGCGCGTTGTAACTTAATCCTAAAAATGA